GGTTTTGTTAATAGATTTGGAGTGATGTGATACCCTTAAACGCAAATTCGCTTTCAGAGCGAAAGGGCGATCTGCGAAGCAGAAAGATCGCAAGGTTTGGTTTGGTGATATCTCTGTTCATTGTCTTGAACACAGCCTTTCTAAAGATTGATTCCGTTTATGCCAATACAACAAACCATTACAGACAATGGGCTTTCATACAGCTTAATGATTTAGATCAATTCTATTGTTTAGATGAATTGAATTTTAAGGAAAGTAGATGGAATCCAAAAGCCCGGAATGGTAGTCATTATGGTATTCCTCAAGGTAGATCTAAATGGTTATCTACAGTTGATGGTTATAAGCAAATTGATTGGCAGTTAAACTATATTAAAAAGCGTTATTCGAATCCTTGCAATGCTTTAGCACATCATAAGATTAAGGGATGGTATTGAGTAGATCAGCTTTAAGGGACAGCGGATCGACCAGACAATGGCGAAACATAAGACAAAGAATACTTAGGAGAGATGGTCATATCTGTCAATATTGCGGGCAAGAAGCAGATACAGTTGATCATGTGATACCAAGACGATTAGGCGGATTAGATAGTGATGATAATTTAGTTGCAAGTTGCAAACGATGTAATTTATCGAAGGGTGGGCGGTTTTTTGTGAGCAAGAGAACACCACCGACCCCCCGTTCCTTTTCTAACCCACAAAACACCTCAATCGGACACGATCAGACTGGATCAGCTTGATTGACCTTAAAACTGGAGAGATCCTAAGCGATCAGGCTTATTCGGGATTAGGAGGTGTGCAAACACCGCGTATTCACTCTAAACTCAATGGTTTGCCGTCAAAAGGTCAAGAGATGATCGACTTCGCTACCGAACTGGGCATCAATCTTATGGAATGGCAAAAATTCGTGTGCATTCATGGCCACAAAGTTAGAGCCGATGGTAGATGGGCGCATTCTGAACTTGGTTTGATCATGGCACGCCAGCAGGGCAAATCAACTTTGATGATGCTTCGGATCTTGACTGGAATGTTTGTGTGGGGCGAGGGCTTACAACTTGCATCAGCTCATCGACTTACAACTTCCCTTGAAACTTTTCGGCAGATAGTTGCACTAATGGAAGCCAATCCAAAGTTGGAAAAGGAAGTAAAGAAAATCCGCTGGCAACATGGCGCGGAGGAAATTGAGTTATTTGGCAATAGACGATTTGTTGTAAAGGCTGCAAACAATGCAGCTCGTGGATTGAGCAAACCAGAAACCATTCACTTAGACGAACTTAGAGAATACAAAGATGAGGATGCCTGGTCATCAATGCGTTATTCCATGATGGCTGCTAAAAACCCACAAGTTTGGATTTATTCATCAGCTGGAGATCAACACTCAGTAATCCTAAACAAATTGCGTGAGAGGGCGTTAGTTTCAGCTACAACTAACGATCCGATTGGTTGGTTTGAGTGGAGTGCCGAACCTGATGCGCCAATTCTCCTTCCGTCGGGAGAAATGAACTGGCCTGCATTCGCTCAAGCCAATCCGTCGCTTGGAATAACAATCCATCCCGATAACTTAAAAGCGGTTATTAATGATCCGCCCGATATTGTAAGAACTGAAGTTTTGGCACAATGGGTGGATACAATCAACTCTGCAATTGATGCCCAAAAGTGGGGATTGTGTCAGATCGATCCGATACCATTAGATCCTGACAAAGAAACTTGGTTTGGGTTAGACTTAAGTCCAGACAGAAAATTTGGCGCACTTGTAGCCACACAAAAACTACCGGGCGAAAAGTTTAATTTGGTTTTGCTTCACACTTGGTCAAATGATTATTCAATTAACGATTTAGCAGTTGCAAACGATATTGCTCCGTATGTTAGAAAATATAATGTTCAGACTGTCGCTTATTCCAAGAGGACTGCACAAGCTGTCGCAAGTCGGCTAGTTCCTGCTGGAATTCCCATTACAGATATGGATGGGGCGATATATGCTGAAAGTTGTGATCGGTGGCTGGGCGCAATCAATTCCCATCGATTACAGCATGGTGGGCAAGATGAACTTACCCAACAAACACTTTCCGCTGCGAAACTGCCCTATGGGGATGGGTCATGGATCATCGGAAGGCGTGCTAGTCGAGTGGCAGTTTGTGCAGCTGTCGCTTCGGCGTTAGCAACTTATTTCGCGACACAACAAGAAACGGAAATTGATATACAAGTCGGATAATTTGGATTTATGGTATATTATGTGCTAATGGGGTTATTTGATCGTTTTAACACAAAGCCAGTAATTACAGCAACAACTGATGTGGCTGCATCTTATGCGCCTTACAATTTACAAGCTGCCGTTGGCGGCATATTCTTTGGAACACAATCTGCAACGCGTGAGCAAGCGATGTCTGTGCCAGCGTGTGCAAGGGCAAGGAACATAATCTGCTCAACAGTTGGCTCGCTGCCGATCGAAAGTTACAATCATTTTACAAAAGAACACATTCGACCAACAAGAGTTTTAATGCAACCTGATCCACGAATTCCAGGAAGTGCAACATACGCATGGATTGCTGAGGATTTATTATTTACAGGATTTGCTTATGGTCAAGTTTTAGATAGTTACTCAGACAGCGATGGCGCGAGAGTAAGAGCATGGACAAGAATTTCGCCAGACCGAATTACTTATCAATTAAATTACAATCAAACAGAAATTTTATTTTACAGAATTGATGGCGAGGAATTACCGCTTAGTGGTGTTGGCAGTTTAGTTGTATTTAATGGTTTAGATGAAGGTGTGTTAAATCGTGCAGGTCGCACAATAAGAGCAGCACAAGAATTAGAAAAAGCAGCTGAGATGTATGCTAAAGAACCAGTTCCAACAATGGTGCTTAAATCAAATGGCACAAACTTAACTCCAGAGCGCATTACAAGATTACTTGAAAGTTGGAAAGCAAGTCGTGCAACTAGATCAACTGCATTCTTAAATGCTGATGTGGAATTGCAAGCATTAGGTTTTGACCCTGCTAAATTACAATTAAATGAAGCCCGTCAATACTTAGCTTTAGAATGCTCACGCGCCGTTGGTATTCCGGCAAGTTTCATATCTGCCGAAACTACATCAATGACTTATTCAAACATGACAGCCGAAAGAAAAGCATTGATTGACTTTTCATTGCGACCAATCTTAACTGCAATTGAACAAAGACTTTCTATGGCTGATTTTGTGCCAAATGGTGTTGAGGTCAGATTTGACATTGACGATTTCTTGCGTGGATCTGCATTAGAGCGTGCGCAAGTTTATGAAATCCTAAACCGCATTGGCGCAATGAGCGTTGAGCAAATACAAGAGGAGGAGGACTTGATCCGATGAGTAAAACATTACAGATCAATTTCCCAATAACACTAACCGCAGCCGATAGTCGCAAGCGCACAATTTCAGGAACAATTGTGTCATGGGATGAAAAAGGCATGACAAGTGCTGGCGCAACAGTATTTGAAAAAGGTAGCATCGACTTTTCTAAGCCTGTTAAATTATTACTTGAGCATGACCGCACTCGACCAATCGGCAAACTAATTGACATTGTAGCTGACGATAAAGGCATTGAGGCAACATTTAAGATTGCTGGAACAATTGCTGGCGATGATAGTTTGCTTGAGGCAGCCGAAGGATTACGCGATGGATTTAGCGTTGGCGTAGTTGTAGATAATTTTGATGCAAGCAAAGGCGTAATGAAAGTTAAAGCGTCAAGATTGATGGAAGTCAGCCTAGTTGCTGAACCTGCAATTAATAGCGCAAGAGTTACAGATATTGCAGCTAGTGAAACACCAGAGAATTCCGAAGCAACCGCTGAGGAGCAAACAAAAACACAGGAGGACATTGTGTCAGATACACAAACAGCTCCTATCGCGACCGAAGCGGTAGAAGCAACCAAGTCTGAGCCTGTGGCAATTCAAGCAAATCAACCAGTTGCTTATACAAAGCCACGCTCACCAATTAACACACAGGCTCGTTTCTTAGAGCACTCAATCAAAGCATCACTTGGAAATCGTGATAGCGCAGAGTGGGTTGCACATGCAAAAGATCAAGATGCCAAAATGGTTACTGCTGCTGATGACAGTTTCACAACTAACCCAGCATTCAAGCCAATCCAATATGTAACTCAGGTAGTTGATACTCAAATCGGATCTCGTGGCGCAATTGATGCTATTGGAACACGCAGACTGCCAAACGCAGGCATGACTGTTTCAATTCCTAAAATTACAACTTCAGGATCTGTTGCAGAAACAGCCGAAGGTGGATCACCATCAGAAACAGGAATTGTTTCTAGTTATGTTGATGCAACTGTAAAAGCCTACAAGGGCTTGCAACGCTACAGCGTTGAAATTCTTGATCGAGCAGATCCAAGTTTTTATCAGGCAATGTTGGAAAACATGCGCCGAGTTTATGCTCAAGCAACTGAGGCTGCTGTAATTGCAGAATTAACATCAGGCGGAACACAAGGAACAGCAACATCAGCCGATCTTGATGGAATTGTTGCATTCGTAAAGACTGAAACACCTGCTGCATATCTTGCAACTGGTGAGTTAGCAACACGCTACATTGCTGGAACTTCACAATGGGGTCTGTTAATCGGAGCGCAAGATTCAAGCAAGCGTCCAGTATTCTCAGCTGCTAATCCAGTAAATGCTGCTGGCGCAGTTACACCACAATCACTACGAGGAAATGTAATGGGTCTTGACCTATATGTTTCAAACAAAGCAGTTTCAACTTCAATTGATGAGAGCGCATTTATTGTTGTTCCATCAGCTGTTGCAATTTACGAAAGCCCAGTTCTACAACTTTCAACGAATGTTGTTACAACTGGCGAAATCGAAACAATGCTTTACGGCTACATGGCTGTTAAGACAGTTGTTGCTGGTGGAGTTCGTCGTTTTAACCTTACCTAATAAGTAAGTAACATAATGCCTACTGGTGCTCCCGCTGGTAGGCAGCTATAAATGGGAGTTTAGAGAGGAAGGTGCGCTTTGCCTACAATTATTACTGCCAGTCAGTTAAGAAGTGTGCTTGGCGTATCTTCTTCTCTTTATGATGACACTTATCTAAATCAAATTATTGACACCGCAGAAACTGTTATTCTGCCAATGCTAGTTACATTCAAAAGCCCAATTCAAAAAGTCGAGCTGACAAGTAATGTCGCCACTTTCACTACACTAGGGATACATGAATTCACCGAAGGACAATCAGTTGTCATCACAGGATGCGGAACACCTTACAACGGAACAAGAGCTGTGCTGGCAGATAATCTTGGCCAATATACCTTTTCACAATCGATCACTAATGCCGATTTACTCGAGGCTAATGTCATCCCATCCGGAACTGCTGCCCTATCTGGCGGATCAACTTATGTTGGAAATGCAGCTGTTCAATCAGCCGTCTATACAGTTTCAGTCGAAGTTTTCCAAGCAAGACTTGCAGGCGGAGGACAAATCGAAGGAGTAGATTTTACTTCAACACCATTTAGAATGGGTCGATCATTATTTAACAAATGCGTTGGTTTGCTTGGTTCATATATTGATACTGAAAGCATGGCTCAATAGTGGCTAACCAAACAATTCTTGAACAGATTCGCACACCTTTAGCAACTGCTTTATCTAGCGTTGCTGGCAATGTTTATGCATTTGTGCCTGAAACAGTTATTCCACCAGCTGTGGTCGTTGTGCCAGATAGCCCATACTTAGAATTTGAAACAATCAACAAGTCAAACATTCGCGCCAAAGTTAATTTTACAATCTCAGTTGCAGTTGCATATAACAGCAATCCTGCATCGCTCGACAATATCGAGCAGTTAATCATAAGTGTTCTGGCAGTAATTCCTGGTGGATATATTGTCAGTTCGGTCGAAAGACCAACAGTCACAACAGTTGGAGCATCAACGCTGCTCATTGCAGATGTTCGAGTTTCTACCTACTACACAAGAACAATATAAGGAGCAATCATGGCAACCCAAGTTATTACTGGTCGTGATATTAATTTGTCTTTTTCAGGATCACTTGGAACAGACATTGATGCACAAGCATTATCAGCGACTTTAACAAAAACAATCGATCGTCAAACCTATCAAACCCTTGATGGAGAGGCTTACAAGACAACAAATGTTGAAGCTGAATTTACTATGGAACTTCTAGCAGACTGGGGCAAGACAAACTCAGTATGCGAGGCTTTATGGGCAGCAGCAGACAACACACCAGATTCAACTTTCACAATTACAATGACAGTAACATCTGGACACACTTTTGCATTTGACTGCCTACCAGCATATCCACAACCAGTTGGCGGAACAGCACCAGATGCACAAACTGCAACATATACTTTCAAAGTATCTAAAGGCGCAGTAACAGAATCACTATAAGAAAAAAACGGGAGCAAAAAAATGAAGTTACCAATTACAATTGAATACAACTCAGGCGAGCAAGCAACATATATTGCCCAACCGCCTGAGTGGGCTAAATGGGAGCAAAAAACTGGTCATACCATAAGCCAAGCAAAAGAAAAACTTGGAATGTGGGACTTGATGTTTTTAGCATACAACGCTCATAAGCGCGAAGCTGCTGGAAAACCAGTTAAAGCATTTGAGGCTTGGATGGAAACAGTCAGCGAAGTAATTGTCGGTGATGCAAACCCAAAAGCCACCCAGCAGGAAGCCTAAGCAGATTATTGGTTGAGTTGGCAATAGCCACACAAATACCAATGAGTGAATGGGTTGATGCAGAGGACATTTTAACAGCGATCGAAGTATTGGAGGCGAGGTATGGCAAGTGAAACTATCGCCTATGATAAAAAAGATCTGCGTGATATTTATAAGGCTTTCAAACTTATGGATGATCAGGCTACTGAGGAAGCAAGAGCGCAATCTGCTGCTTTGGCGTATTTTGCATCTGAGGAAATTAAGCAAGCAGCTGGACAAAGAACAAAGGCTGGCAAAGTTGCGCAAAGAGTCGCGGATGGCGTTAGCATCTCTAAATCGAGCAAGATCGGTGAGTTCAGCTACGGCTTCGCTAGACAAAAGTTTTCAGGTGGTGCTACTACACAAACCCTATGGGGTGGCATTGAGTTTGGTTCAAATAAATTCAAACAGTTTCCTAGTTATTCGGGACGGCAAGGTCGTGGATCTCGCGGATGGTTCATTTATCCAACCCTTCGTAGAATTCAGCCTGAATTGATTAATAAATGGGAACAAAGTTTTGATCGCATTATTAAGGAATGGGTCTAATGGCTACTGGCAACCGCACGCTTAAACTTTCGATCCTTGCCGATGTTGATGATCTTAAAAAGAAATTAGGCGAGGCTGATAAAGCAGTTGAGGACAATTCAAATCAAATTGCCGAATTTGGAAAAAAAGCAGCTTTGGCATTTGCAGCTGTTGGTGCTGCTGCTACTGCTTTTGCTTATAGTGCAGTTAAAGCCGCTGCTGAGGATGAAAAGGCTCGTAAATCTCTCGAGCAAACCATTAGATCATCTACTAAAGCAACTGATGAGCAAATTGCATCAATTGACACTTATATCACTAAACAATCAATTGCCACAGCTACAACCGATGATGTTTTAAGACCTGCTTTTGCTAGGTTAATTAGATCAACAAATGATGTTGCTAAGGCTCAAGATCTACTTTCTTTATCTCAAGAAATTGCTACCGCAACAGGCAAACCTCTTGAAGTAGTTGCAAATGCTTTAGGTAAAAGTTTTGATGGGCAGAATACTGCTCTTGGCAAACTTGGTTTAGGCATTGATGCTGCCACATTAAAAACAATGTCGCATGAACAAATTATGCAACAATTAAAAGGAACATATAATGGCTTTATTGAGAATGAAGCAACCAATGCTGAGTTTAAGTTCAAGCAATTAACTATTGCGCTTGATGAAACTAAAGAAAAAATTGGAACTGCCTTATTGCCTATTGTCAAAGAATTTGCGGATTATTTATTGGCAACTGTTGTTCCCAATGTTCAAGCGTTGGCGGCTGGATTAACTGGAGATAATAGTGTTACTGCTGGCATTACAGATGCAACTCAAGGAGCGTATGAATTTGGTCAGCAATTAAAATCCACAATTGTTTTTTTAATCAGCATTAAAGATGAATTGCTCATTATTGGTGGAATTATTGCAACAGTGTTTGTTGCAAACAAAATAGTAGCATTTGTCGCATCTATACAAACATTAATAACAGCAATGGTTGCACTAAGAAATGCTTCCGCTGCCGCTGGTGTTGCAACTGCATTCGCTACTGGAGGTGCATCTGTTGGAACTGCTGCGGCTGCCCTTGCAGCTGGTGCAGCGACTTATGGATTGACCCAAATTGCTCCATCGGGAAATATGTCAGTGCCTTCATATCCAAAATCTAGCAGCGGATCCAACTTTACTTATGGTGCAGGAAATCCAACAGTTAATAACATAACAGTTAATGCTTTAGACAGTGAAAGTGCAGCTAGAGCCGTTGCCAAAGTTATTAACGAAAGCGCAGCCAGATCCGTTCCATCATTGAGTGGCACAAGCGTTCGAGGTAATTAATGACTGCTTGGTCGCCCGAATGGAAACTTACTGTCGCAGGGACTAATTACACCAATATAGCAATAAGCGATATTACGCATCAGGCTGGTCGAACTGATATTTACACTCAACCATCCCCATCTTATATGCAAGTAACTTTGGTTGCTTTATCTGGTCAAACTTTACCTTTTGCAATAAATGACAGTTTTTCTTTACAGGTCAAAAACAGTTCAGGAACTTATGTCAATTTATTTGGTGGAGATATAACTGATTTGACTGTCGAGGTCGGTGCGTTTGGCGGTGTAGCCAAAGTTACTAATTACACAATCCTTGCAATGGGATCACTTGTTAAGTTAGCAAAAGAATTATATGCCGATGCTGTTTCACAAGATGAGGATGGCAATCAGATATACGCTTTATTGTCTAGCGTATTGCTTGGGACTTGGAATGATGTGCCAGCAGCTACAACTTGGGCAGGATACGATGCAACTGAAACATGGGCTAATGCGCTAAATCTTGGACTTGGTGAAATTGACACTCCGGGCTTATACACAATGCAAAATCGAAGTGGCACAGAAACGCCAGATACGATTTACAACATTGCAAGCCTGATTGCTAACTCAGCATTTGGTTATTTATATGAGGACAATGAAGGAAACATTGGGTATGCCGATGCAGACCACAGGCAGAATTATTTGCTCACATACGGATATGTTGATCTTGATGCAAACCATGCTTTAGGATCAGGCTTATCAACCATCACTAGATCAGGTGATATTCGAAATGACATCATTATCAATTACGGCTCAAATTTTGGTTTAGAAAAGACTGCATCATCAGCTTCTTCAATTGCGCTTTATGGCTACAAAGGTGAAAGCATTCAATCAACCATTCATTCAGCTGTGGATGCTCAAGCTGTGGCAGATCGATATATTGCTCAGAGAGCCTTTCCATTACCAGTATTCCAAAGCATTACTTTTCCATTGACAAATCCTGAGATTGATAACTCAGATCGAGATAACCTTCTTGGCGTCTTTATGGGTCAGCCGTTAAATATCACAAATTTACCTGCTCAAATTTCAGATGGGGAATTTGAAGGTTATGTTGAAGGCTGGCGTTGGAGCACTCGGTTTAATGAACTATTTCTGACAATAAATCTTTCACCAGTTGCGTTTAGTCAAGTCGCTATGCGATGGAATACTGTGCCAATCGGTGAGGCTTGGAACACTTTAAGCAATACTTTAACATGGGAATACGCTACAATCGTAGCCTGAGGATAGGACAATATGGCAACCACTACTAACTATGGCTGGACAACACCAGACGACACCGCGCTGGTCAAAGATGGCGCGTCTGCTATTCGCACACTTGGCTCATCTGTTGATACAACCACCAAAGCATTAAACCCTTCAACAACTCTTGGCGATATTGAATATCGTTCATCAACTGCTAATACAAACACCAGACTTGGTATTGGATCAACTGGTCAAGTTTTAACTGTTTCAGGTGGAGTTCCAGCATGGAGTACTTTAAGCGTTCCAAGCGGTTTAACATTTATCAGTTCAACAACATTTACCAATAGCACAGGTGCAAACATCGACAATATTTTTTCATCAAGTTATGAAAATTATTTGGTAATTTTAGATGATTTGAATAGCGTTGGTGGTGGTGCTTATACTGCCATGCAGTTGCGTTATTCCAGTACAACACAAACTACTGGTTACAACACTGTTAAATTTGGTTATTCAGTATCAAATGCTTTAGATACTGGTGGAGTAAATAACGGTGCTTTATTTAATATTGGTAGATGCGATCCTTCATCACCAAACGGAAGCGCACAATTTTTTATTAGCGGAGTTGGAAATACTTCCGAAGTCCCAACAGTTAGAGGACAATTTGCAGATGGTGAAGGCACTGTTGTTGGAGTATGGGGCGGTAGAGCAGCAGCACAAACTTACACAGGAATTAGAATGTTACCATCAACCACATTAGGAAGCGGTAACAATATATCAGGCAGAGTAACAGTCTATGGATTGGCGAAAGCATAATGAGCGATTTAAGAATATATGAGTTTGATGCACTTACAGGTGAAGGCAGTTATAGAGATTTAACTGCTGATGAACTTAAAGAACACAAAGCCAATGAAAAATTAAGAGCACAGTTAGTAGAGGAAGCCGAAGCAAAAGAAGTTGCTAAAGCAGCAATCCTTGATCGCATTGGTTTAACTGCTGACGAACTTAAAACGATTCTTGGCTAATGAAAGCTTGGTTATCTAAAGCTGCTGTTCAGTTAAGAGAGCAAACGGATGACTGCTTCCCTGACAGGGATCGTAAAAGTGATGGATGGATTGCTTCTGTATCACATCTATCAAGAGCCTCGAAGTCGGATCACAACCCTGATGAAAAAACAGGATGTGTCAGAGGATTGGATATTTCTGCTGGGCTTTCTGACGATAAACGGATTTCAGCATATTTGGCAGATCAAATTAGATTATATGGGAAATCTCAAGGCCGTATCAGTTATGTAATCTTTGAGGAAAAAATAGCCTCACCTTTACTTGGTTGGAAATGGCGTAAATACAAAGGCATCAACAAGCACAATCATCATATTCATATCAGTTTCAAATCAGATCAAGATAACAATTCAGAGTTCTTTGACATCCCACTACTAGGAGGCAAGTAATGAAACTAACCAAGAAACATAAAGCAGCAATCAAATCATATCTCAGAGCTGTTGCAGCTTCTGGGATAACTGTGGCTTTAGCCATTGTGGGAGATATTAAGCCTGAATACGCAGTTATGCTTGGCGCATTAATTGCTCCTTTAATCAAAGCCATTGATCCTACTTCTGCAAAAGAGGTTGATTATGGTATTGATGGCAAATGACACCCAACGATTGGGTCGCTATCGCCGTTGGCGTATGCGCCGTATTAACAAGTTTGTTAGTGGGTCTGCGCTGGGTTATTAAATCCTACCTAGCCGAACTTAAGCCCAATGGAGGCTCATCGATCAAGGACACCATTTCAAGATTGGAACTACAAAGTTCTCGACTTGAACAGCGTGTCGATGATCTGTTCATTCTAATCAGTAAGTCATAATTTTAATTATGGCGAACACACGCAAACCTTCTAAACGCAAAAAGATCAATAAGCGTATCGTTCGCCATTCTCCTGAGCCGTTAAGTAAATTAGATCAACATTACACAGCTCTGCATGAATGCTACAAAGCAGCCAGAAAAGCAGGATTTACGCCTGAACACGCTTTTTGGCTTATGACTGAACATAAGACTTTCCCTGATTGGATCGTAGGCGATGGCGGAATCATTCCTTCCATAGATCCAACTGACGATTTGGATGACGATTAAGCGCATAGCGTTTGTGAGTGACCTGCAAGTTCCTTTTTTTGATGAGAAAGCCACGAAATCTGTTGGCCGTTTTTTGGCCAAATGGAAACCCCATCGCACTATTTGCATTGGTGATGAAATTGATTTACCACAGCTAGGCGGTTTTAATGCTGGAACGATTGATGAGATGGTCGGCAACATTCATGAGGATCGATTACTTACTCAACAAGTATTAACCTATTTAGATGTGACTGATGTTCTTGGGTCTAATCATGGAATTAGGCTTTACCGATCAATAAAGAAACGATTGCCCAGTTTCTTAAATTTGCCAGAGATGCAATACGAAAAGTTTTTAGGTTATGACAAACTAGGCATCAAATTTCATCCTTACGGATTAGATTGGGCTCCTGGCTGGACTGCTGTTCATGGTGATGCTTTTCCACTCTCACAAGTACCGGGTCAAACGGCGTTAAACGGGGCTAGAAGGCTTGGAAAGAGCGTCGTATGTGGTCACACCCATAGATTAGGGGTTTCGGCCTTTACAGAGGCTTCTAGAGGCCATTTAGGGCGTACTGTGTGGGGTGTTGAGGTTGGCAATTTGGTCGATCTTAGTAGTTCAGGCATGGCATATACGAGGGGTTATGCAAACTGGCAAACTGGCTTTGTTGTTGCTTATGTCAAAGATCGTAAAGTGCAGGTTATTCCTATTCCAATCAACGCAGACGGCAGCTTTATCTTTGAAGGTAAGGTTTATGGAGTGTGAAACAGACTATCAGCCACGCACGATTGATGATCATATCGATGCAGTTGAGGCTCTTGGCTTTATCTAATCGTTATAAAACACGCCGAAAGTAATTAACCACGCTTCCTTGATTTAGGTCATACTTTATGTATCCACAACCGCTGTGGAAATGTAAGGGAGCAACATGACACTAAAAGAAGCTGGTTTATTGTGGGTCGCATCGATGGTTTTGATCATCTGGGCTTACGGAATACACCAAAACGCCAAGCAACGCCATTATTGGATTGGGCGTCGGGATGGGTGGGATATGCACCGCCGAATGATTGATTCCAAAGTTAAGTCAGATGAAGTATTTGATTATGACAAAAACTGAAACCCTGTTTGATGAGGTCATTACTACGATCCAACAGCGCGGAAGCGTCTATGGACATCCGTATTACAACCACAAACGAATTGCGGGCTTATGGTCTGCTTATCTCGACTTCCCAATTACACCACACCAAGCTGCATTATGTATGGCGTTGGTCAAGGTTTCTAGGCTTAGTGAAACCCCAGATCATTACGACAGTATCAAAGACTTCATTGCCTATGGATCTGTCTATAAAACTGTGCTTGATGCAGTCCAAGACGAAAGTTGGGAGCAAGAATGAGAATTTTTGAAAGTTACAATAAGTTTTTTTATTTTGATGCATCATGGGATTGGCGATGGTTTGGATTTGAATTATCCATCAATAACCATGATAAGTATTTGAATATTTGTTTCACTTGGTTGCAAATATGTATTTATTTTGGAAAGGGCTGATAATGGCTTTTAATCTTGAGGATTATGAGGATGTGGCTACGCTAAACAAGTGGTTCATTCAAAACTTTCCGCTTGGTAGATCAGACATATCAGTCATAAGCCATGATCCCGAGAAAGGCTACATTTTGGTTCAGGCTACTTTATGGCGAGATGCAAAAGATGCTGCACCAGCCGTTTCTAACATTGCATTTGGATCTAGGGAAACTTATATTCCAAATATGAAAAAGTTTTATTGCGAGGATACAGCTACATCCAGCCTTGGTCGCGCAATAATCTTGCTAAAAGGATCTGATAAAACTGCAACAAAGGATGATATGAGAAAGGTTGAAAATGCACCGGTCAGAAATCTCTATGGTAAATCTGGTAATTCACAAACTATTGAAACTGCTTTACGAAAAGCATTTAGTGATGATGACAAACCAACTGATCCGAAAGCGTGGTCGGTTGGAGAAGTTGTCGAAACAATTACACAGAACAAACCTAAACAACAAGAATGCTCACATGGCTTAATGATTCTAAAAGAGGGAACTGCCAAAACTGGCAAGCCATATTATGGCTATGTTTGCTCTGCACCCAAAGGAGAACAATGCGATGCTCGCTGGCATAAACTCACAGCTAACGGAATATGGTTTTACGAAGGAGGTGAATAAATGGGTTATGTAGAGATTATCGATGGCTCTGGCTTAATGGCAACGATTGAAAACGATGCGATCAAAGTAGAGCCAACGACAGTTCATTGCGACTTATGCAACGATGACAGATTACTTCATGAGGGCGATCTGCTTCGATGCTATTCCTGTCATTCAATAAATCGGATTCCATAGTGCCGAATTACGATTACATGTGCGACAAGGAGGGAACGCTGATTGTATTGGATTTACCAATGGATCATAAAATCCCTCTTTGTCAAGCATGCGACATTGAATTAAGGCGTGTCTATACAGCTGTGCCAGCAATTTTCAAAGGATCTGGATGGGCTGGCAAAAGTGGTTAAATTCAAATGTAATGGCTGCTCAGGTAATACTGAGTTCATCTGGCTTGACGGTTATTCAGCAGCTGATGGCTTTCGGGTCTATCAATGCCTGCGTTGCAATTGCGTTGGAACAAAAAACCTAGCAGAAGCGACTGACACTCAAGAGCCTGTCATTCGATGCAATAAATGCGGATCATGGCAGTTTGTAGATCAGGTCTGTCATACATGCGAATTGATAGCAACTAAGTGAGTGAGGCTGGTTATGATCACAACTGGATTGATCAATACGGAATTGTGCCTTACTTCGACTTGCCGTCTGACCTGCGGTTTTGTTAATAGATTTGGAGTGATGTGATACCCTTAAACGCAAATTCGCTTTCAGAGCGAAAGGGCGATCTGCGAAGCAGAAAGATCGCAAGGTTTGGTTTGGTGATATCTCTGTTCATTG